ACTGTCTCGATTACTTCTTTGTTGTACCAGCCTCTCGGTACGGCGAAACTTGTGACCGGCCTTCCAATGATCTCTTCCAGGAGGTGCTTCCCGTCGATGATGTCTTCAAATCTTTCCTCTTCATTGAACTTGGTAAGAACGACATGACGCATTCCGTGACCACCAATCTCGTGCTTTTCTGAGAGCTCCTTAATCTGTATCGGGTCCAGAATCTTCACTTGAGGATTCCACGGAGCGATGTAGAATGTTCCTTTGAATCCGTACTTCTCCAAGAGCTTTGCGACTCTCAGATCCAGGAGGTCTCCGTCGTCGACATAGAATCTCACTTCCATAGGAACTCTTTTGTGGCTTCAACCAGTTTCGTGAGCTCTTTGATCTTCTCATCGCTCTTCGATATCATGGACCGATACTGCATGATCTCAGTCACCTCGACATCGAGCTCCATGATTTTCTTCTTCGTCTCAGGAGTAGGTTCTTTGATGGCCTTGAGCTTGGAGAGCTCTACCCGTAGACTCTGGTCATCCTTCTCTAGGTACTGAGAAAAGCGTGTGAGGATGTAGTATCGCTCGCACTCAACATTGCTTCGGTGCTTCATCTTCTCGAGCAGGAACAGAACTTTGTTGATAAATCCGATCATAGTTGTTTTTTGTTTACACTAAAAAAAGCGTGCCGGTCTCTCCTCCGCTACGCTGACCTGTATGGCCTTCTTTTCTTTTCGGAAGTGAGGCTTTTCATAGAATCAGCGTAGCACCTATTTCGACTCTTTGCAAGTGGATAACTCCTACTAACTCCTACCGAGTCCCCCACTTATCTCTTCCGGCTGTGATCATGGCCCAGATGTTAACCGGAGCAACGACGAAGATGGAGAGGATAGCCCAGAATGAGTACAGGAGGAACTTGGGACGACGGGTGATGACGAGACCGGCGACTGAGTGAATAAGCCCGTAGAAGAATGCAATGAAGAGAATCCAGAGTACCGTCTCGAATGATCCTCGGAACAGGAGCATGATGGTCCAAAGGAATAGAACCATGGTCAGGATTCTCGATACCGTCTTGAAGGCCATGTCCAGAGTGAAGTACCAGTTCTTTGGGCTGTATATCGGGAACGAGTAGAAGAGACCTCGCCAGAAAGACTTGTTCCATCTCACCTGCTGAATGATAAATTTCCAGCCAGTTGGTGCATCCGTTATGGCTACCGCTTCCGATGCGTACCTGGTCTTCCAACCGTGCTTTAGGAACAGATAGGTGATGTACCGGTCATTCCCTACTTCGACATTCCGATCGAGGTACTCCTGGAGAATTCCATCCTCGAGAGCGTTCAGCCGGTACATAGAGATAGCTCCGGAGCAGACCGAGACCTGGCCAAAGAACGATGATCCGGCTCGCCATATGTGGAAGGAGTTCCAGTACAGAAATTCAACGATGTGATTCAGTCCCCTGATATTCATGATCCGGACCTCACCACAGACGGCACCGGTCTTCTCATCGAATTGCTCGAGCATCTTCTGAACGGCCTTGCGACCGATGATGGTGTCCGAGTCAACGGTCAAAATGAATTCTGTCGATGGATGAGCCTTGTAGATACCTTCGGCCTGAGCTCGCATCTTCCCTTGGTTTTGATTGAGACGGATGAGCTCTACCTTCTCCTGGAACTCTCCAGGGATTTTCACGGGTACGGTAGATCCATCATCAACCACGATGATCTGAATTCTTTGGTGAGTCTGCATGAGGACGCTGGCTATACAGTCGCTCAATAGGTGAGGATCCTCATTGAACACTGGGATGATGACGGCCACATTCTTGTCGAGGGTATACGACCGCTTCGTTGGAAGGGCAGAATAGAGCCATGCGAATATGAGACGAATGATGAGTTGCAACATAATTCTAATTATTATTGAAAAAATCTTTGAAATACTTTTCTACTTCCTCGAGCGACCTGACCAAGATATACTTCCCTCCCGCCTTCTCGATTGCTCTCTGGAACTCTACCTGGTCCTCGTCCTGCACTCCCTTGTGATCCTTGACCTCGATGGCGATGTAGTACCCGAGAGCCACCGCTACGATATCACTGGCTCCCTTGGTCCCGAACCGAATCATCCGCTTCTTGGTAACACCATCGCTCTTCCGAGTATACTCACTCATCGTGGCTCCGGTGTTCTGTCGGTAGTGAAATATTTTCCTAAGTGCTAGCCATTCAAGGATGGAATCCTGTATCTGTTTTTCTGAGGCGTTCATACTTCTGACTCTAGCCGGTTTACTCTTGATGCTGGCTCTACCGATGGGGTGAATAGTTCGAGGATCTTTTCTATCTCTTTCGCACCCACTGGATTTGCTGAATGGATGGTCACCTTTGGCTTTTCATCTCTCGATGAGTACAGGAGCTTAAAATAATATGCCACGGCCGTGAAGTTCTCTGGACTCGGAAACGGTCTCTGTGTTCCAGCTACCTCGACCGCATATGAGATGTCATGATCAAAACTGATCTCATCCACCTTGAAGCTGTGTAGGAACCGGATGGCCTCTGTGACCGTCCTGGCCTGCATCCATCCTTCTGGTGCCGGTCGAATGTCGTCGATGTAAAGTTTCATAGTTACATTTTCATCTTAGCGACGAGCGATTTAGCGAATGGGGATGGACCGGCTGTCATCGACTCTCTCGTTCTCTGAATCCGTTCCTCCATGATCTTGTCCTGTGGCGTTCTCTTTCCGAAATCTTTCTTGACCGCTACCCGAAGGAATGCTTTGTAGTTTTTCTTCCTCTTCCCGTTGGCCTCGCACCAGTCCAGGAGATCCGATGCCTTGGCTTTAAGTCCTTCCTCGGTTACCTTATAGTCCTGGATGAATTCCTGGATGTCCAACGGAGGGATATTTTTCAAGTAGGAGAGATGAGTCTCCGGCTTGTCCGGAGATAGTTCCTCTCTCTCTTTCTTACTATCTCTATCTAAGGATATCTCTATATCATGGGTCAAAGACTTTGACGGTAAAGGAATGCCACCGTGGCTTTCTTTGACTGTGGTTAATTCAAGCCCTGAGTCAAACTCTTTGACTGTGGTATAAAGAAGGTATTCTACCCTTCCATCAGACTTCTTCTCCCTCTTGAGAAGACCAGATCCCTCTAGCTCTTTCAGTATGTCCAAAATCGTTGGACGGCTCTCCTTGATTTCGTTCGAGATCCGTGATGCGGAAAAGTTCCATTCCGAAGGCTTACCATAGAGATAGGCATAAAGACCTTTCGCTTTGAGTGAGAGTTTTTTGTTGTTCAAAACGTCTCGAGCTACCTGTGCAAAAGGCACATCAATCCTTCTCATATTTGTTTTCTTATAGTACTTCCATTCTATTCCTGTATTTGACTCATTGCAACTGTGTATAAGTGTATAACTCTGTGGATAACTTATGACAAGTCCTTTGAGGTGATCACTTCTGGGGTCTCAGGGAAGAGTGGAACCTGGTTCTCCGGCACCTGAATCTTCCGGCACTTCCGGCACAGGCCGGCCATTGCCTTCTTTTTTTTGTGACTCTGGGCTCTTCCACGAGAGCAGTTCGTACAAGGGAAATACCAGATTCTCCTCTCATTGAATTTTTTCATACAGTTGCGACGAGAGCCAACCGAGGGACCATTCCATTTTTTGTCAGCATCTTTATCTGTTTATCGGTGAAGACAGTGCACTGGTAGAATTCCATCACTACACTTTTGCAGATAGGACACTCTTTGAGCTCCCATGTGATGTACTTATCATCCCTCGCTTCACCACCACCAATGGCATCCTTCTGGTGCATCTGGACGAAACATTTTGAGCAAATCATGATATTCCATTTATTTGTTTATACTCTCGCTCCGACTTCTGATCCTCGGTCTCTACCTCGAGATCGGCAATCGGAATGATGTGGAGCAATACCTTGTCGTTGATTCTCTGGGTAGGGTAACTCAATGCTTTCTCTCGACTGATCCGGTAGACATGAGGGTAGATCCGATTCCCTGTCTCATCCTGGTATAGGATCTGAATAGCCAGGTCATCCAGGATGTAGCTTTTATTCACACCGACCGACCGAGTCTTCCACATCGGAGATTTGATGTAGACATTGTGAGCCATACTAGAGTACTTGAAAAAATGATTCAGCATCCTTCCCTTCTGCCAGGTGGTCAATGAAGCAGTGCCATTCGTAAAGCCATTTCTCTTGGTGATAAATCATTTTCCCTCCCCACCCCATAGCCTTTCCGAGTGATTGCCAGAAGAGAGGGTCAGAAAAAAGTGCTAAAACATCTCTACTCCAATCTTCTTGGTCGCCATCGCAACTTACCATAGTGAAAAATGCTACACCTGTTAGGTAGGAGCCGTCACGATGTGCAATTGTACGAAACTTTGAGCCTTTCAGCCACCCTCCCTCTATGGCTTTTTCGATTGCTTGTTTGATGGTCATACTAGAAATAATATAGGTGTATCAGTTACAGTTGAGAGTCGTACCAATGAGTGATCCACCCCTACCAGCACAGACGTGTTCAATCATGACTTGAGCCTGTATAGCATTGCTTACGCTTCGTGCTTCACTCTCGGCCTCGATTCTGAATAACTCAATCCTCTGGTGGTTTGTTATCAGTACTCCGGACATGGTCAGTGTCAAGAATGCGAGGATGAAAAAGAGATATTTGAACGGCATAGGCGTAATTTATATTTTGTAAATGTGTTTGAAGCTACATCGTGGGCATACCTTGGCTCTTGCGGACAGTCTCCATATCGAGTATATGAGACCTGGGATCAGGAAACAGAGCCAGAGCAAGAGCTCAATCAGGAAACTTCCTGGTGTCTCTGTCTTACCATCTCCTTCGAACTCACAGTTCGGGCACTTGATCATAAAACTTTTTCTTGATAATTATTACCTTTCGCAAGGAGACCGGACCCATTCAGTGCGGACTCGCCGTCATTGATACTGAAATTCTTTGACGGTGAAGTGTCCTTTTAGTCCGGTACACCTTGCGGAAGGTAACAACCTTCCGTTTCTACTCCAATGGAAAGTGGTCATCCTTGATTATCTTCGAAGCGATGATGGCGATGGCCATATAGGCAACGAGGGCGAACACGAAGACCACTACCATGAGGATGACTGCTATCTTGAGGAGTATCATAGGCGTTACTGTTTCTCTGCCACGGGACCAGTCTCTGACTCAACGCCCTCGATCTCATCACTCATCTTCTTCTGGATGTAGTCGAAAATCCACTTGCTCCACTTCTCAGTCTCACCGATGGTCATCTCGCTGATAGGCTTCTTAGCCTGTCCCTCGAACCAACTCTCATCAAGACCATTGTCGATGAGGGCTTGCCTCACTATCATCTTCTGAGTCTCTGAGGCTGGGTCATTCTCAGTAGCCTTCTTCTTCTCGAGTTCAGCCAGTTCTTTCTTGAGAGCACCGAGAAATGCTGTGATGTTGTTGATGTCCTTTCCCTCGAGGTACTTGACAGTCTTCTCAGTCGCCGGCTTTCCGAGCTGTTCCAAGACTCTCATGACTTCATCAATCTTCTCGATACGCTCATCCTTGCCACTGTTGGCCCAGTCACGAAGCGTGATACCGGTTTCCTCAGTGATGATGAACTCAGGCTTGTCCATGAAGAGTCCTGTCCGGTCCTTGGATGCCTTGGCGTTGTGCCGGATGTCGATGTCAAAGGCGATGGTCAGTTCGTATTCGAACCCTTCACGCTGGACCTCTTTCATTCCGACCTTGGTCACACTCATCTTCCCGTTCTGCTCCTTGTCCATGGTGTAGTCTTGCTTCCTGCGAGTGCTCGTGATGATGTGAGCTGGGCTCGACAAAAGAGCATCGACGAACCTACGATGGCGTGGTGTTACCTTGGCCCAGTCCTGATACCGGCCACCGAGAGACTCCATGATCTCCAAGCACCCTCCAGGACCATCCCATTCGTGGGTAGCACTGTCAACGATGATTGCCTCCATTCCTGCCTTTTCACAGGCCAGGATTGCCTCAATATATCGCTCTGGGGTGTACGGTGCATCGAGCTTGATGACATTATACTCACCCATGTGGGAGTAAAGCTCACCTGACCCATTTTCAGTATCAATGAGAGCGATCTTGGTCCAGTCTCCAACCAGTCCTTTGGCTAGAAGAAGTGAGGCATAGGTCTTCCCACCACCTGAAGGAGCGGATACACCGATCCTCAGTTTGGCCATTTTACGCTCGGCCTTGCGAAGTACGAGTTCCATAATGCTTGGTCTGTTATTTGATTACGAAATAATCTTCCCCCTTGAGATCGACATCCCTCATCGTGAAGGCGTGATCGTTTCCTCCTGTGTGGATAATGAACCATCCGTCTTGGCTGATGTACATGTACTCATTCTCACTACCCCACTCTTTTCTCGAGACCTTCTTTCCCCGAGTCACTTCTTTGATAGCGGTAGGGAAATCCATGAGCACGATGTCAGGAGCGACACTCTTCTTTCCTGGTACTGGACTGGTAGCCATGGCTGTGTGTGTTACTTGTGAAAATCTCCTGCCTCCCACTTCGCCAAGAAGGTGATCAACCACTCTCCTTTGATGAAGTAGCGTTTCCCGTTTCCTTCCCCGAGGCTGTTTGTCTTGAGCATTTTTCTTTCGATGAATCCCTTGACGTAGTGCTCGCTTTTCTTGAGGTACACGGATGCGTCTGACAGTGAGTAGAACTTATTTTTTTCAATCTTGATCATGGCAATATCTTATAGTTTAGATTTTGTCGGCCGAAGTCCCAGGCATCATCCTCACTCTCCATGAAGATATCGAATTTGTGTTCTTTGTCTCTGTGTTTTTTTGCCATGCGATCTTCGCATGTGAACACTCCTTTGCCTTCGATTTCAATTTTAGTCCCGAAGATTCTTTTGCCTTCTCGGATAATAATGACATCCGGACAAGCGACTGCACCTTCGTAGACTTCTTTTCCGGAAGCCATCTCTCGTGGGCGATCGTCCGTTTGGTCGACGCTTGGTGAGTAGGCTGTAAATTCTCCAGAGAGAGGGTACCCAGATTCGTCGTTCTCGTGAGCTGGCATTTGAGGGATATCCTCTGCCTGACTGACCTCACTGTTTGAAGCACGTACGACCTCGTATACCATCACCTCTGTACCTGACGAGTCCTTCAGGAACTCGATCAGGGAATTCAATCCGAACAAAACAACTGCGAGCGAGAGGAGGTCAGCGGTAGCTTTCCACCATTTGCCTTTTGATGATCTCATAGATCGTTGAAAGGTCTCACCCAACCCTTGTTTATTTTTTAATGTCTGGCACCGGAGCACCTGACATTTCCTATCTTAGCAGAGATATTTAGACTTGTCAATAGCAGTTATACAAGTCTAATTGTGGATAACTCCCGTCAGTAATACAGATAATGGCTTAGATAAAAGAAAAGACCACATCAATTAGTGGTCAATTCTTTTTGTTTTTCTCTGTGTTTTTTACAGGACACGCCCTGTTTTTTTGTTGTGAAGGTACTTGCTCAATTGATTGAGTAGGAGACCGACGAAGACCGTTGTCGGAATCACTACGTTACCGATCGTGAGATCAGGGAGACTGGCTCCAGCGAGTGACTGTGCAAGGGCATCGACGAAAATGGCTACTGCTATCCAGAAGGCACTCCAGAGCCACGTCTCGACACGAGATACAAACTCTTCAAATTGTGTTTTCATAGTTCTATTTTTTAAGATCAAAAACTGTTGCTCCCGTTATTCGACCACCATAGCGAGATGTCGTTGCAAAGTCACCGGGCAACGGGTCGGCCATTCGGAAGGCACCGAAGATATTTCTTGAGAGTGCCCAGATCCAATGCTTGAAGCTGGTGCCTGGTTTATAGTCAACCTCCAGAATGACCGTCTGAGTAGGATTGTTCAATACCGACTTAACCACTGCCTGAGTAGTAGAATTGAAATTCCAGTAGCGGAAAACGAACTTGATCGGGAGTTTCTCCGTGACAGATTCCCAATATACTTTTCCGGCAGGAGTAAAGCGAAGCAGTTTGGCGAGCTCACCTGGAGTGATGTCATACCCGTACCACCAAAGGACATTCGATATATCAGTGATGGTGCACCCTTCTTCGGCCACCGTCGTCTTTGACTGTCCAATAAAAACCTTTCCCCACCTCGGGTCTCCCTGCTTTCTTGAGATAACCTGACCAGGCTTGACTCTCCGGAACTGAGTCGGCTCTGGTGCAGGCACCGGTGCTGGAACGCTATCGAGCAGGTCCTTGATCTTGGTAGTAATAGCAACACCGAGGTCCTTGGCGACTGATGTGGCATAACCGAGAGGGTAGTTCCCGTCACCTGACGGAGCGTAGACCTTGTAGAACTCATGGAGGGTCATCTCCCCCTTATAGGCACGGAGAACATTGGTCGAGGCATCAATCAGGAACTGGTCTAAAGCCTTGGTACCAATCTCGAGCGTATCGTAAATTATAAAGCGACCACTGTCTTGGCCACGGTTCTTTCCGAGTGATGAAGTGTATGAGGTGAACCGGAGATTTCCAGGGTTATTGTTCCGGTAAGATCTCGATCCAGGGAAGAAGCCTTCGTGCTTCTTGATTGCCTCACGCCATTGCTTGATCATAAATTTGTTGATCAAAGATAGTACTGACAGTATAGCACCTTTTCCGGAAGTAGAGGGAGAGACTCTATTTCCGGAAAGAGTGGCTCCAGGCGTTGCCTGAAGCGTTTCGGGTCTAGTGGACCCCATAAATATCGATCATGAAATCGACAATGTACGCTGGTGTTTTTCCGTGGTCCAGGTACTTTTTCACGTCCTCATCGAGCGAACGCTCTGGCATGTCCCTTCCGAATTTCTTCATGAAGGCCGAGCGGAACAACTCCCGAGGATCGATCTTGTTGACCAGGATGTGCCGGTCGACCAATGCTTGCATACCTTCTCCTTCGTTGCATAGGCTTTCCATTTCTCCAGCAGTCACCATGCGAGGCATGATGTCTCTGTTCGCTTACCGAGTAGTACCGGACGGCCTCTTGGTCGTCAAGCTCTACCTCTTCACGGCATGTCTTACAGAGCAGTGTAAGTTTCACGATACCTCCTTTGGAAGAACTGGCGAGGGGGTGTGGCTCCAACACACAAAGGGCTTTTGGCTCTTTAGTTCCGGCTCCCCTCTTTGAACGGATAGAGATCCGGCCTCGAGCGTCGAAACCCGAGGCAGGACTTCTATTGCTTTTTTGAAAAGATATCTTCACCAGCTTTCTTGTCTCCAGCGAAGTACCTTTCGAATACGTCATTGACTCTCTCTATGATGGAGGTTGGTATCGGAACGCCAAGTAGAGCCAGCTTCTCAAACACAGAGAGCACTTCTGAAACTATAAAAAATATACTGAGGTATATAGGGAACCAGTCAAAGAGTGGGCTCGAGTTTGAAAGGATAGAGGCTGAAAAAATAGCAATCGAGTAGAGACAGATTTTCCTTGCCATCGGCTGTCCCATCCTCCATGACGATAGCCTTCTCATCTTAAAAGCGGACCACACTCCAAGGATACTGTCGACGATAATGATAAGGAAAAGTCCGTATATAGCACGGTTGAGTTCGTGACTCACTACAAAGAATTCAAATCCAGCCAGGGCTACCAGAGCACTGATGGCTTTTACCCAAAAGTGATTTGCAATGGATGTGATTGTTTCCAACATAGTACGCACAATTTTGTTTTATTTCAGCGAAAAATATCATGCAATAGCATGAAAATAAGTCCGCATTCTATCCCACCTACAAAAATCCATAGAGCTCTCTGACGGTCTTCATGCCGTCTCAGTGGCTTGAAACGCTTCTCCTTTTCCTCGGCTGTCAATTCTCTCTTTTGATTTGACATAGGTCTACGATTTCATCATATAAGCAAGAGCGTAGTACGGTGGACGATTCTCATGGGCTGACCCATTACCGCTAGAATTTGTCGTGTGGTTTGAGTTGTTGAGAGCATCTCGTCGGACGTGACCGGAACCACCAGCCGTACCACCAGTGACAACGTGGTCGTGTACTGGCATTTCTGCGATAGTGAGGACGTGCGTGGCTTCACCTCCAGTGTCTCCAACGGCATAAGATGACCCTGCTCCGGCAACGAACTTATCCCTAAGGTCTGGTGTCGAATTGTTTCCATCACAAAGGTACCATCCCGAAGGAATGGAAGCGATTGATCCACTCCAAAGAGCGATCAACCCAGAAGGACAAGCTATATTGAGCTGGTCCACCATGTCATCGAAGTTGTCATTCACTTCTGCAGACTTCGCCACAGTGGATGGCGAGAACGTGTGTGTTTTTGAAGCCCATGGCATATTTATTTTTCGCCTTTCTCCTGAGGCTGTTTAGTATGTAATTCGTTATAGGTCCGAATATCCTCTAACCTTTTTGTTTCTTCTTTCAGGTAGTCTGACCGATCCTTCATGTTTCGTTCCTCTTGCTCTACCTTTTCACTATCGATTCTGTCAAGTTCCGAAACCTTCTTTGATCGGACCTTGAGGATATCGCTACTCGGATCAGAGATGGTTAACTTGTCAAAACGACTCGGACGAGCATCACCATGTTCATCTTTTCTGTTCTCTTGCCAGTATATCTTGTGGTGCTTTAGTATCCTCTCGGACGTTTCCTGTACCTTGTTACCAGAAACGAGAAGGATTTTACATTCTTCGCACACCGCCACATTGAGCAGGGATCCATCTGACATCTCCATAGTATGCTCCCGGTAGTTGTCGAGCTTTTTCTTACCTCGTTCACGGGTAATGTCCATGACTTCAACACCGCAATTTGTGCAGTACCCAACCATCGTTTTCATTTTTTCTGTGAGAGCACTCATGATTTTATGATGGGGCTGTCGGATTATCGGCTGTGATTGAGTCAACCAGTTGACGATTGATTTCCTCCACTCTCCGGACGATATCCGGTTGCTTGTTTGACAATTCAATTATAGCGTAATCCGGATGATATTGCACCTTCATGATCTGGAGAACTTGAGATGATGCATTGGTGATATCGTAGTCCCATGAGTCAACATCCCAAAGGATTTCATCCCAGAGGTTGTTGGTCTTCGCTGTGGCATTTCTGATTTGTACGGTCTGACCGACGAAGAGTGATTCGATATCGTACCCACGCATAGCATCTCGAGCAAGGCCATTGTTGTCCATAATCTTGGCCGTGATACGAATCTCTGGCTCTGAGAGGCTGTCAAAGATTCTGTCCTTGATGGCATCAGAGGTTCCGGTATCCACTACACGCTCATCCACATACTTGATGGCCTTTGTTCCGTAGGCGGTAACCGAGGCTGAATCCACATACTTCTTGTAAAGTTTAGGAGATCCGCCACCTACGAAGTAAATCGTGTTGATGATGTTCTCGGTACGCTTCTCTGGGTAGTACTCAGAGATCTCCTTACCCAGGGTGAGGATGTGGTCGGCAGTAGAACTCTTTTGTTCAAAGTAGATGATGTCGTTCGGGCCTACTCTTAGGTACCAATCATAAGGTGCCAAATCTAGGCACTTGAGAAGAACTTCCTGAAAGGTAGCCGTGTTGAAGGTGTAGTCGAGAGAGAGTCCCGTGTTGTCGGTAGAGCTTCCGTCATAGTCAAGACGGCCTCCAGACGCTGTAAATTTATCCAAGGCATCTTTTAGGATGGCAGTTGGGTCTTGACCTGAGTAGACAACCTCCGTATCTCCAGAATCTTCTAGTATCATCTGTTGGGTCTCCCACCAGTATGAAAGGAATGTCACCTCAACAATCTCACGGCTTCCCACAATCTGAGGGGTGTACCGGCTGATTTTTCCAGAGTAAATCTGGACTCCGGCGTATCCCGTATCCTCATCAAACTCCCAGAGCTTGAGCTGGTTCTCGTAGTCGACAGAGTTGTTTTCATCGAACTCGCTTTCCGACCTGGCCAGTCTGACGACAAGCTCTGAGTATCCACCATTTATATCCGAATAGAACTGAGGATCGGATACTACATCTGCCCAGGTGGTGATGAAATCCCCATTCGGTGCATAGATTTTGTAGAGGTACCGCTTACGTGGCATTCCGTCGTTGGTCTCGGAAGGGCTAGGAGAGACAGAGGCCGAAGGTGATGGAGATGGCGATGGGGAAGGCGAAACGCTTGAGCTCGGGCTCGGTGAAGGGCTCGGTGAAGGGCTCGGACTTGGTGACAATGATGAAGATGGGGATGGTGAAGGACTCGGGCTCGGCGAGAGAGACGAGCTTGGTGATGGTGACTTCGACACCGACGAGGATGGGGACTGTGATGACGATGGACTAGGGGATGGTGAAGGTGAAGGCGACGGGGAACGAGAGATACTCGAGCTCGGGCTCGGGGATGGTGAGGGACTCGGACTCAAAGAAGAAGACGGGGATGGCGATTTTGAAACGGATGACGACGGACTGGGAGACGGAGAAACAGAGGCCGAAGGGCTTGGTGAAGGTGATGGGCTAGGGGAGACGCTTGGTGAGGGAGAAGAACCGGACGCCGGCTTCACCACACAGGCACAGATATTCCACCGGGCTCCGTATGAGAGCGAGTAGGATCCTGTCTTCGAAGCGGCCGTGGTCTGGATGAAGTGGGAGGCAGCCACATGCTGATAGCTTTCTCCTTCCTGAACGGCATCCGAGACACCGCTCGAAGTAGTCATGGTTGGAACCGATTCCGACTCGAGAGACCAGATGATCCAACAGTTGTCGACGGTCGGGGTGATGGCCACGGATGCGGTATTGCTATCGCCAACGGCTTCGGCCGTAGTCGCCGGGAGTGTCTGGTCGACATTGTACAGAGAGTAGATGCTGATGCCTCGGTAGTTGGCCGCACCAGAGACCACGACATTCGCCGTTCCAGAAGCCGGAGCGACTCTCCCCCAGAGTCCAGAAGATTCACCGTATGAACCGATAGCATCCACGAGCTCGGTCATGGCACTCCCGGAGTGAGTGATCCCGGAAGGGTCATTTCCCTGGTAGGTACCGAATGTCACGATGAGCATC